CACCGTGATAGGAGAGAAAGGTTTTTCAGGGTCTTCTGTAAACCACATGAAATTATTAGCATTGAACTTCACCTGCTCTGGCGATATAACACACGTGCAGGTCTTCCATTGATATGGACTGATAATTTCCATACCAGCAGAATCCTTTTTTCCCGTAGAATACAGTGCTCCTAAGTTATGATACATAGTGATTGCCGGAGCATTATCGGTAGCATTGTCCTCGGTCGATGTAGAGATTTTAATGAGATTACCGCGGCTCTTCCAGCATATCTGGTCACCAACTTGTACAATGACATCACCTTCCGCTGGAGCATCTTGAGCAATACCACTCTCATAGCCGTAGAAATAGCGGTTAGCTATTAAGTTCCCACCTTCATCTGTCTCCTTATCTTCAAGTTTCATAAGTATACCAGCCATGCTACCCATGCTTTCAGCAGCAGACACCTCTATGCCATAATCTCCGGATACAAGCATATTAGTTCCATCTGCCGTTACCAATTTATTTGCATAAGTCGGCACGATAGACTCAGAACCAAGAAACTTTTCCTTATTAGATAGCACCACGTAGTCATAGAGCTTACCATCATCCAGTATCTCCTGACCTACGCCAACGACAAGTCGCCAATAATATCTATTTTGCAATTTTTCATTTTTGCCAGCTTTAACATTAAAGGTCTGACAAAGTGCCATCATGCCTATACGCCACCAGTTCATGGTTCTGGTAGTACCATCATCGGCACACGCATAGCACTTATATCCTATACAATTACCATCAGCATCGAAAATTACTGACACCTTAGCAAGCGTACTACCTGCATTCGAGAATATCGTAGTTCCACCCGAATAACTTATCTTTCGTATCTCTGCGGAAGAGGCGAAAAACTTCTGTCGAACGACAATATTATCGAGGTACATATGTGACTTTCCGTCATCGCCCATATAGAGGTCGAAACCTTGAGCACCAATAATAACTCTATCTGAAGGCGTAGAGGCAGCATCATGAATGCGGTCAACAACAACGTCGGAGAGACTTGCGCCACCATTCTTATCAATATAATGCTTTCCAGACTCACCTATAGCAAGCCCTTGCAAGAACTTCTGCACCTTCTCCCAAGTTACTGTGCCCTTTGCGGTGTCGTCTTTTATCCTGTTTAATCTTTGCTCATCTATTGCCTTTGCTGAATACACGTTGTAATCAGTAGGTGCAGTCTTATCATAGCTCTTTATGATGTAAATTGATTTTCCACCGCCACCATTGCCATTAAGATAACTCTGTCCGTTATAGACAAGTTCCTCAATTTTAGACTCCATTGCATTGAGCCGTGAATATGACGGTTTTTCTCCAACATAATATTTTGCTCCATCATAAGGAATATCTAGACAAAACTCATAACCGATAATTCTTGAAGCCCTATAACTGTCACCATAACCTTTATTATAAAGATTTATCCTGTCTCCTACTCCATGCAAGTTACCCCTACCCTGATTATAGGAATAGTTAGCCTCAGCGGTACATGTATGTGTCGTAGGGTCTATCATAGACTTCTTCAAATCCTTTATGGCATCCGTCAGCAACTCGTTGGAAGCGGAAGAAACCAAAGTATCGCCCAATTTGGTAGAATCCCAATTATAGAGGACAAAAGTATCTCCATCCTTTGGGTGCAAAGTTATATCCGGCAAGAAACGGCCATAATCCTCATTTGCAACAATCTCAAATACCTGCGACATAGGATTTATCTGTTCCTTTCCATCTTTCAATATCGGATTACCATCATCGTCTTTAAGTATTTCTTCAACTCCATCTGGATTAAACTCACATTCGAAGTCCATACCATTAAGAGAACCGCTTTGGAATACTATATGTAGGTTCTTACCACTAAGAATATATGACTTTCGAAAAGCCATATCACCTGTTTTTTCGCCATCTTCATTGATTATAGAAAGTGAGTTTACACGATAGAATGTCCTTTTGATAAAGTCACCTTCTTCAGGTGTACTTTCATCCTCTACATCTTTTTCGTATGATGTCACCTTAGACGTTTTGATAAGATTTCTTGGATAAATATCATCATTTGTAGTTACTCCCTCAACATACTGGTCTTCACGGAGTCCACTAACTTGTATATATCCATTTTTCAGTTCAAAGCCATTCTCTGCTAGCAATTGCTTGTTCTTGTCAGAGCATTCTGCTGAATTTGGTAGCATGAGACGTTTTTCAACAACACCATCCTTTGTTATATCCGCATCAGCATCATTCTTATATCCGCTAGGCAAGTTCCTTGCAGCTCCAAAAGCATATACCCTGTTTGCATAAGTGGATTGGCTTTGTGAGCTTGACATAGAAACGATATTGTCGTTAAGTCTGAAATCAGTAATAGCATTCGTATTCTCACAAGTTCCAAAATGCAGTATATTTCCCTCAAACCACCATTCGCAACCAAACGTCTGGGCTATATTCGCAATAGCATCCAACATGCTAGAATTGGAATAGGTTATCAGCTTGGCTGCATTTGCATCCACACTTGCGTCTATAACATAAGTATAGTCCGTTCCTTCTCCATCAAATTTAGAATCATAAAGATAAGACTTGTCTAACTTCGCATAATAAGCTAGACTTTTCATTATCACCTCTACATGAGTACTTATTGTTGAAGTAAGAGAGAATGTCGCTTCTTGTGAACCTGTATTCGGACGATACTTCAATATCTTGTTCTTGAACTTACGATAATATGCATCAAATAGAATTTCATAGGAATATCCGATAGTATCATTATCTTTGGCCTTAGTTAAATCTATCAGTTCAAATCGACCATATGGCGTATCTATAAAATCACCAAGCAAGAAATATATCGGCTTAGAAAGTTTAAAGGAAAGCTTACAATAATGAGACTGCATCAGTTCATAATGAACCAATGCGTCCTGTGTGACGGGAACAGAACATCTTACCTGTATGTTTCCGTCATTATCGTAATACTTTACGTCAATTTCATTATAAGTTTTCATAATTATTCTATATCTTCTAATTCTTTTAAAGTAAATTTTTCTCTATCCGAATCCGTCAACACTCCCCTGTTCGTTGGATTATATTCTATGAACTTTAAGCTCTTCTTACCGATAGCACCACCTTTTCCCCTTGAATAAGTAGGAGATTTTCTCGCACAATACAAACGGTATACATCATCTTTCGATTTCGGAACCTGTATCGTAACAAAACCATTATCCATAAGCGCATCAAAGGCTTTTACCCTTTTGTTATAGTCGCTATGGTCTCTGCCGACAATAACAAACTCCAAGGTAATGCTTCTTTCTGCCTTTTTTGGACGGATAGGAACAACTCTAGTTCCATGCTCTGTCCTTACTTCATTGGTTATATAACTTTTATTGTCTGCGTCAGCTTCCAACGCATCCAAAAAGCCATATCCCATCCTGACCCGATAGGTAGTCCAAGCATCTTTTCCGTTTATGATAAGTTCATTCGTGTTCATACCGACAAAGTTAAAAGCAAAATAGTAAATAACATTATATTTCTATTACAACGCTTTCACTTAAAATTTAAGTGAAAAAGGGTGCAAATCCAAACATGAAATGCACCCAAAAAACAATAAGCCTTTGATATTATGAAGTTGTATTTTCGTTTCCCCTTACTTTTGCGGCTAACGCTACTTTATCTTCTGCATCCTTGCGTATCTTTTCAATTTCTTCAGCAGGAGCATCCGTAAGTGCCAACATCTGGACAGCGGTTTCTAGAGACAGAACACCTTGATTGTATAATTCCGCAATAGCTTTCCACTTATCTTTTTTATCATCCTCAAAAGGCTCTGCAAAATCGAATTCAACCTCCAATTTGTCCAATTTGCTTCTCTTCTCAGGATATAGTTCCTTCATAACGGCAATAATCACATGCGACAATCTACCGACAAGCTCTTCGTAAATTTCCATTCGGTTCGCCCTCTTGATATAGCCCAATACCAACGCTCGCTTTATACCTACACTGGTAAGCGTGCTCATGGCTTTCATAATTTCCGGTGACATATCCGGTGTAAATGTATCAAACAATATAGATTGAGCCAAGTCCTCTTTCTCTGCCTTGCGGATTTCTGAATTCTGAGGAGGGTTGATATATTCAAACCTAGAGTTCTTGCCAGTAAGTTGTATCAGTTTACCCGGCTTGTTCCGCTTAGGAATTGATTGTATCACGTCAGCAGTTGCAGCGGCAATAGGGTCTGCAAAGTAGTTATTGGCATCTCCTATCTTGGAATCCAACATCTCTTCACGTTCCATTCTTGGCTCTGCACCATCCCATGCTTTAGGTTGGTGAAAGTAGATGCCGTTAATTTTCCCTGTTGGATTAGGATACTTATACACTTTCCATCCAAAGCCACCACGCTCACAATGATAGTTGAAGACTGATGTAAGTATATCCCAACATTCAACTGTTCTTGAATCTCGCTTCAATGAATAACCTATTGCAAAAGCAAGCATGTTTCCGTACTGGTCGAACAACTCTCGCATCTTGTGTCCCTTGGAACGGGCAGCTACGTATACATCAACGTGCATATTTCCATCTTTTTGCGAGAAATTAAAGACAAGTCCACTTTCGGTTTCAGCTCCGGCAAGTCGTTTACATTGACGTAGCTTGGTATTGAAGTATATATCCTTCAAGTATTTTTTATATAGTTCAAAGGCTTCATCGTCACCTTCAGTCTTCTTCCACATAACCGGATTGCCTAACAAGAAGAACAATTCTACCTCATTGATGTATCTTTGTCTTGTTCTAGCCAACTTCTCCGTCCTGTATGGTTTCTCTCCCTTTACCCATTTGTCCTCACGGCTCATCACCTTGTGAGTTTGCGGATTATATTCCGAAATGGCATTATCCACATCGAAATCATGTTGTTCCATCATGTTTACGACAGAATCAACATCATTATCTTCCAAACGTTCGAAGATATTTCTCTCCACACCCAATGCATTGAGCGTGAGGTTTCGAAAATATGTCTTTATCTGAATTATTGAATCTACAAACATCCTTATAACTTTTTGAAGCAAAGGTAATAATAAACAGGGTATCTACCTACCATATAGGGTAAACGCCTTTCACTTAGTTTTTAAGTGAATAAAAAAGACTATTTACTAAAGAATCTATCTTTATTTAGTAAATAATCTTTTTTATTTACAAAGAACTTTTATCTACCCTTTTAGAATACTAAAACTAACAATCTTATAATTAAACACTTGTATTTTTATTACAAAAGTAATTATATTTGTCATTTAGTACACTCCTAAGTCTGATTTAGATGCTTTTCTTGGCTTCATCACTTTACCGAGCAATACGGCTAGAATATAATACCTAGCAGCATCTATCAAATGGTTATCATGGTCTTCGGGAACATTGATATAATTGCCATCCTTATCCTTTGACCACACATATTTACGGAACTCGCTCTGTAAATGGACTGATTGCCTAGTTGTGAAGATTTCAAATGTCTGCATCTTGTCAATACCAGCCAATATAGAGCCAGCACCCTTTTGTGCTCCATATATAACTATTCCACCAAGAGCTACCTCATCTATAAGCCTAGGGTCAGCACTATCCGCATACACAAACAAGCCATCATCCGCATAAGGGCGCAAGAATTTTATAATATCACTGGACAACATTTCCGTTCTATAGCAAAGTTCCTCTATGTATAGGCGTTTGTCTACGATGCCACACTTCACAATAGCAGTATAGTCTTTCGAATATCCCCAGTCTACTCCGATGGCTACTTTCCTTGCGTTGCTAGGGAACTTGTCAACGATGCCTACATGCTTGAATATTGCACCCTCAGATACGTCAGACCATCTACCTATCATTATATGAGCATATTTCTCCGGTTCATTCTCCTTCATCTCTAATACCTCGTTAAGGAACTCAGGTGAAAGATGCTTTATATTATCAAGATAGGTCGTATGTATATGAAGTACTCTAGGGTCTGTACTGATCTGGACGGGAACGCC